AAGGTCAGGGTTGTGCCTGATACAGAATAGGTTGATGGGTCTTGGAGTACACCAGTAATTGCTACGATGATTGAAGACGTGTTGGCAGGAGCCACCGTCATGGTGTACGCTGTTTGTGAGCCTGTCCCTGAGAACGTGTCAGTCAGAAAGGCTGCTGATATGGGGGCGTTGCCTATGTAACTCATGCTGTGTATGTCCCGCTTGATGTGAAGGTGTGGTATGTGTACCCGCCTGTTGTGACTATTGTTCCGCCTGTTGCGCGAGATGCGCCTACATATCTAACAATAACTATTCCAGAGCCGCCCGTCCCACCGTTATGGTCTGTTCCGTTATAAGACCCGCCACCTGCACCGCCACCTGTGTTAGCAGTTCCAGAAACACCTACGTAACTAGAGCCAGCATTACCTCCTGCTCCACCACCCCCAGAACCCGCTGCGCCGGGAGTGCTAAGACCGATATATGCGCCGCCTCCACCGCCCCCCGCGTAATACCCAGAAGCGCCGGTAGATGTTGCGGTAGCCCACGTAGAAAAAGCGTTAGTTCCCGTACCGCCATCACCTGCAATTGTTCCAGTGCCAGTACCACCTCTTGATGTTGCCCCGCCACCACCACCAGAACCGTACGGGTTGGCATTTAAAGCAGCGCCGCCGGGGTATCCTTGAATGCCGTAGCCAACGTAGTTGCCTTCTCCGCAACCGCCACCACATCCACCTACGCCACCACTGCCAGCGTCAAAAGGAACTGTGCCAGCACCGTTAGAACCACCCCAGCCACCACCAAATGCAACAGCGGAAATAAAAGATGAATTGTTGCCATTCACGCCCGGATTGGAGCCGTTTGTAGAACCTGCGCCTCCTGAGCCAATAGTTGCCGTATATGCTGTTCCAGTAAGGACATACACACTCCCAGAAACCACTCCGCCAGCACCTGCACCTCCGCCAATTTGAAAACCACCGCCACCGCCACCGCCAACTACCAAATATTCAACTAAGTAAGCAGTAGACGAACCAGAACCGCCAGAAGCGACTGATAAAGGCGTAGACAACGGGCTTGCTAGACCGTTGGAATTTATGGTGCTAATAGCCATATTAAGCCTCTGTTATTTCTTTCCAAGACGTAGTGGCTTCGTCCCACTCATAACGCTTGTCGTCTGTTGGCATCGGTGTCGGTGCGCCCCATAAACAAGTGTCATCGTTCAATACCCAACTTGCGAAGGGCTTTGGTGGAATGAATGCGTCTTTAGTGCGGTCGTATGAATAGCCGATACCAGCGTAGTTCTTACGCAGTGGAGTACCGCCGTTAGCATGAACACCACCGTGTGTGTTGTACGAAGTCTGAATCCACTCACCGGGACTTGAGTCCACGAATGTTTGAAAGAACTCAGGTTCAGCAACGATAACTTGTGTAACGATGCCGTCTACTACTTTTGCAAAATGTGACATGTATTTTTCCTCTTAGAAAGTTATCGTTCCAGAACCAGTGAATGTAAAGATGTAGTTGCCACCAGACGCTGTTTGTGTGTATGTGCCTGTAGCGGATGCAAGTTTGTATGACGATGAATAAGAAACAATTACGACTCCAGAGCCGCCATTTCCTCCAGCATAAGCAGCCGAGTTTGCCGTTCCACCGCCACCGCCTCCGCCGCCTGTGTTAGGAGTTCCAGCCGTTCCAACAGAAACGCTACCTGCCCCCAAGCCACCTGCTCCACCCCCTCCGTTACCGCCACTTCCACCAGTGCCTACATAGTTTCCACCACCACCTCCGCCAGCAACATAGTAAGTAGAAGAAACAAGTTGACCTGTAGTAGAGCCTGTAATTGGATTGGCTAAACCAACACCGCCATTTCCTGCATTAGCACTGGTTACAGATACGCCAACTGCACCCGCTCCACCTCCTCCAGCACCAACACCGTTTGTTGCATTACCACTTCCACCAGCATATCCTTGACCAGAAGTTGCGCTTCCTCCATTTGCAGTGCCAGAAAATGTGCCACCACCTCCAGAACCACCGCTATTTCCAGAGGTAGCGGATGTTATACCTCCATAACCCCCACCAACAGCCGCAGTGCTAACTGGCGTAAATGAAGAGTTGGAGCCGTTAGCACCAACAGCCCCCGTTACTCCTGTTCCACCAGCGCCAACAGTAACCGTATAAGACGTTCCTGCAGAAACTGCTTGAGTGCCTGTTAATAAACCACCAGCACCGCCGCCGCCGCCAGCGTAATTACTTGTTATAGAAGAACCGCCAGAACCCCCACCAGCAACAATTAAATAAGAAACTGATGTTGGAGAAATACTGCCGTAAGTTGCCCACTGAGTGCCTGTGTAATATTCAGCAAATCCAGTTGTGCTGTTAAATCTGTTTGCCCCAGCCACAGGACTTCCCGGTCTTTGTGCGGTAGTGCCAGAAGGTAAATTTTCTGCCCCCGTTCCACTACTACCATACACATCCAAAGCCACATTCGTCACCGTACCCTGACCCGGTGCAATCACTTGAGTTATTGGGCTTGTGTAGTAAACATAAATGTTGTTAGTCCCGCTCAACGGAGCAGACGTAAATGTGATTGTGCTACCGCTAATTGTGTAGGCTGAACTAGGATTCTGGGCTACGTTGTCTATAACCACCTGCACCTGCGCCACAGACGCAACGGGGCGAGACAGCGTAAATGCCGTAGTAGACCCATTACCGCTGAAGTAATCAACGGCTGGCGTAAAAGCCTGAGTTGTGGGGGTGTTACCGATAAACGCCATTTAGACCACCGTCAATCCTGATACCCAAGCATCGGCTGAAGAAGATGCACTTGCTACCGCAACCAATATATCGCTGGTTTGGAGAATGATTCTGTTGCCTTGGATACATTCGTTAGACCCGCCAACCGCCACAGTAGCGCCTTTGACTATGTAGTAGTTGACTGACGAACGGGTAATGTAGACATCACAAGTGATGGGCGATGTAGAAGTGTTAGACACCACAAGGCTGGCTACAGCTACTGTGCCAGAAGCTACTGAACTGATAATCGTAGAACCACCAGTGCTTATGTTCTTAACCCCGTAGGATACGTTTGTGTAGGTTGCCATTTCTTATCCCATCATAAAGGCTAGGTAGTACGCTTGGTCAACTGATGCGCCTGTGTTTGCTGCCCATGTTGGCACACTACCATTAGAAGTTAAAACATATCCGACAGCACCGATTGGCACTTTAGATAGAGCCGTACCAGATGTGTAGTAAAGCAAGTCCCCTGCGGTGTAACTAGCCAATCCTGTACCACCATAAACGGTAGAAACTACTCCGCCTTGGTAAGTTGTGTTGGTAATGACCGCTGTACCAAAGTCTGCTGTCGTTGTGCTGAAGTCGTAAGACGCTGGGAGCAAAGCATATTTACCCCAAGAGCCAGCAGATGTGGCGTTGCTCTCCACAAACAGAATTGAGTATCCGCCAGACGGAACGGTGTCTATGGTGGCAGACGAGTTATCAATAATTGTTACCGCACCGCTTGAGTCATTATCAAAGGTGAAGCCTTGTCCGTTAGCCATCGTTGTGGCATCAGGCAATTTGACTGTCTGTGTGGTAGAACCGCTAATACGCTGGTAGTAGGCTGATGCCGTTGTCAGCGTAGTTGTTGTGCCCGCAGCCGTGATGACGTTGTACGCAGCAATAAAGTTATTTGCTGTGACGTTCTGATTAGCATCCCGCAATACAACAGAGTTAGCGCCACTTGATGCAGTTACGCCCGTGCCACCATAAGCCACGCCTACAGTTGTGCCTTGCCAAGTACCAGAAGACACAGTACCCAACGCGCTGACGTTACCTGACCCGTCCAGATTAACGGACTTTTCAGATGGGTAAGTTACAAAGACGTTGACTGAGCCGCTAAATGTGACCGCTGACCCAGAGTTGCTAGACGCCAGAATAGTTGTACGTGTGAGAGTCGGGCCAGTCGTTGAGTATGTGCCAATCCCCACCTCCCAGTTACCCGTAGCATCAAAAGCAGAGTAATAGGTGGTGTTCCCGTTGCCAACGACGGCAAAGGATTGGAAGCCCGTGACAGAACCCGATAAGGTAAAACTTACCGTTGTATTGGCTGTGCCAGTCTGTTGTACCCGGTCATTAAGGGCTAGAGCCATTTAAGACTCCTTAAGAAGTCGCGGTAGTCGAGTAAGTAACAGTTACGGTGTCGCCAGATGTAACAGTCTTGGCAGTGCTGAAGTTGCCTTCTGAGTACAAAGTACCCGCAGTGCTAGAGAGTGTGCTGACTGCGCCAGAACCTGTCACCAAGAAACACCCATATACAGTAGCAGAACCTGTCATTGTGTAGGTAATCGCTGTGGCTGTAGAAGTTGTTACGTTTGATGGAGTTGTACCAGACGAGGTAGATGCGCCAAACACTGCTGTTCCACGAACTGCTGAACCGCCCACGGTGTAGGTAGTCAACTCAGTCCATGTTTTAGAAGTCATGGTGTCTGCGGCTGCAAACGTAGTGCTGTTGTTAATTAGACCCAAGAATGGGCCAACTGTGGTGTATGTGCCAGAGGTGCGGAGCAAAGTGTCCAGCAACAACTGTTTACCAATAGCAACGACCAAGTTAGGGAACTCATCATTCCACTTGAGGTTACCTTGTGCATCACGGCACTCTACGTGGTAGAAGCCTTCAATGCCCATGCCTTCTGGGATAGATGCGTTTGCTTGCAGTGTGGCTATGGCGTTATCACCAAAACCAGATTGTTCTTTATGCATAGTTGCTCCTTAGCTAACTGTAATGATGGCACTTGTTGAAGTAGCCGATGGGAAAGTGATTGTAAAAGTGTTATTGCTTGGTGACTTGTCAGACCCAAAGTTTAAAACACAAACGGCTGCATTAGTTGTTGCGTTATAAATTAATGCTCCGCGAGTCGTAAAACTAGCGGAATACCAATTAACAGGTGCAAACGAAATATATGCAATGTTATTTGTTGTGTCCCCAGTTGGGACTGTTGTGATTGTTAGGACATTACCACCAGCCGTATACCCAGAACCAGTTACTTCGTTGATTGATGTGTAACTGGCAGTCGTGTTGTTCAAATTGGCATTAGCGTTATACAAAGGAATTTTGTAGGTGTAGCTAGTGCCAGTATTGAAATTCTCCAAACCTTTCAAAAGGTTTTGGGCAAAGACGGTGCAAGATGTCTGGGTAATCATGTACGAACCCTAATCTTGGCTTGTCCGTCACGGTAAGCGTCACCACGCTCAAGTCCATCACCCAAGCGTTTAAGCTGGCCTAAAGCCTCGGTGTACTTGTCATCGTAGTATTTAATGATGTCTGGTTCTTGTTTCTGGAACAGCATAGCTTCACGCATAGAGCCATAAAACAATACTGGGTCATAGTTCTCGCCTAGCCAGCTAGTTCCTGTGGAATTGCTTACAGCGGAAACAACCACGCTAAAACCAGAGCCAGAATTACCAAGGTCAGAAGTAGCAGCACTTAATGTATCTCCCGCAACATAAAACTGACCTCCGCTGTTAAGCGTAACAGCTGACACTGCGCCAGAACTGTTAACAGTTAATGTAGCTACAGCATCAGCGCCAGAGCCACCAGTTAAGTTAATGTTTTGGTATGTCCCAGGCGGATAAAGTGAGCCGCCTGTTAATGTGCCAAATGTGGTTATCCTGCCCTGTACTATCGTTGTAGGATAGTAGAAGTAATGCATTTCCACTTGGTACGACTGGTCAGGAGTCGGTCCAAGTATGTAAGACAACGCATTGTTGTTTGTGTACTGGGGTCCAAAAATTGCATAGTGCGTTGGCATCCCAGTTTCTGTTGGCTTAGGGAAAGCACCACGAATGTAGTTGACGTCTTTATTCAAAAGATATGAAAAGGCACCATCGCCATACGTCACACTTCCAATTGCGTAAGTGTTAATGACGGCAAGAGAAAAAGTAGACAAATAGTCCGAAGGCAGTGAAAGATACTGGTTTCCAGATGTAACAGTTCCATATACGTTTTTACGCAGGGCTGGCAGCTGAACGGAGTTATATATCCTGTCCTCTGCCTCCATGACAAACGTAGGAATACTAGAGACAAACAGCGTTTCTGTTGTCTCAGCATAGTTCTGGATTGCCTGATACAGCTGGACGTAATTCACGCCATTGGTCCTCTCGACATGCGGCCTTTAGTGGCAGCACCAGCTCCACGCATTTCAATGCCAGAGGTTTTAACTTCTGGGTAATTGCCCTTGCTAATGCTGGCAACAGATGGGTTCATCTTGTTCATGCACTCAGCGCCAGTTTCTTCTGGAACGGTGTTTGAAACAGAACTGCCTGTCATTGTGTGTGGCTTGGCATAAGCCATGGCGGGTTTGTTATTAACCATTATCGACCTCTTCCAGATTTTTGATTCATGGCACGAGCCATATTACGGCCCATGGCTTTCATGGCTTTACCAGTCACGCCACCTTTAGCCATTTTAGTCGGCTTCATGCCTGGATGCATATGCCCTTCATGCTTATGCACTTCTTTTTTTGCTTCTTTATCAGCAATTTTTGTTACTTGTTTCTTGTCCATATAAACTCCTAAGAAATTGTTACTGTGACTGTACCGATTGTTATGTTGAGAATCAAGTCATTTGGGGTTAACGTATAGTCAAAACCACTTGACCCGCCTACTGGATTCCAGCCCCATTGGATTTGGCGGCTACCATCTTGTGGATATCCAGCATTATCCACAGCATTTACATTGGTGTCGTATGGGTTTGTTTCCAATCCAGTTGTGCCAGAAGATAAATAACTCACATCTGGACGAGGCTCTCGCACCGCTTGTGGGTCATTTACAGGATACAAACCAAGAGATAGCTGTGGTTGGTCTGGGTCCCAGCACTCTGGGCAAACTTTGATGTTAAAAAGTTTGGTCTTAATTACCTCTTTTTTTAACTCGCTAAGTTTGTACCGCTGACCACATCGGTCACATTCGGCAATCGCAAACTTACCTGATGCATATTTTTCTGCCATTTTCTAGCACTTCCAAGCCCTAAGACTCTTGTTAATCCTAGAGTTCGGGTCTTTCGCTGTTTTTGCGGATGTCAATTTCTTTTTCATCCCTTCCATGCGCGCGCAGAAAGAGTCTTTCCTTGAGCCGCCTTCTGGTTGAGGCGCTTTCAAATTCATCCCTTGCTTTTTCGCGGAGGCTCGGCCCTTGGCATTCAAACCGCCATTTGGGTTCTTGCCTTCTTTGCGCTGCCATGCTGGTGTCTTTGCCATATATCATCTCGTGCGGAACATGTTACGGGGTACAAATCTAATTGGCGCTTTCTCTCTGTCCTCAGACGAGGCCAAATCCCATTGCAAGTCATAGTCAGCTTTGAGGGCTGCTATACGCATAGGGTCAACACCAAATAGTTTCATAGACAAGTAATAAGCCAAACCAGCCGTCATCACTGGGATAAAACGGAAAGGCATGTCGTTAATGCTAGTACCAGTGCCAGCATCTTGGATTCTGCGTAAACGCCAATACACAAATGTGTAGTTGCCACCAGCGTTAGGCGTAGGCCAAACATTGATACAAGGCAGCTGGGGGACGTATACAGCCGTTGTCTGGGCATGGGTAGCAGCAGTTGTGCCATTTTGTCCACGATAGCAATTAAGCAGCTGTGGAGCCGTTGTGCTGACGTTTGGATAGTAGATGACCTCATTCTCCAACTGGATGTATCCAGTGGCTGCAAGGCCAGTCATATCGCTTTGGGCAAGCTGTATCGTTGTATCTGTAGCGATGATGCCAGTAGTCGTGCCGTTACCATACAAAGTGTAGGTTGTTGGGTTGACGTTACCTGATTGGCGGTTAATCCAAACTTGGATTGGTCTGCCTACAGCCAGTTTGTTTGGGATGGTTGAGTAAGTATCTTCAGAAATACGGCTGATATTGATATCAATCTGGTTCTGAAGAGTGCCAGTACGGATGACTTGGCTCAACAAATCAATCGTATCGTTAGGCAGCGGATAGGTAATTTGCCCCGTATTAAGGGGAATCTGCCCTTCTTCCACGGTCCAAAGATTAATACCACGATTAGCCCACTCAATGGTAAGTAAGTTTAGGCTGCGGGTTGCTGTGCGAAAGTCATAACCAGTGCGTAACTCAAGCCCGCACCTTTCGAATGCCTCTTCAATGAGGTCATTCATGTTTAGGTTAAACGCTGTTGACCCCGTTGTGTAAGCCATTATTTACCCATTTTTTTGAGTGTTTCGGCAAGTCGTGCGCGTTGGCCTAGTTTCCCAGGTTTCTTAGCAGCTGCTGCTAATTTCTTTGCGGGAATTGGTTTTCCTTTGGCAACATGAAGCTCGGAGCGCAACGCCCCAGGCTTCTTAATTGCCTTTTGTATCCATTTTTCAGCCATTACTTTTTCCTTGCTGCTCGCATGTTATCCACCAAGTTTGGATATGGTCTGCCAGCTGCCTTAGCCATAGCTTTGGCTGAAGACTTCTTAGCAGAACTCAACTTCTTTGGTTTACCCAAAGACTTTGGTCTAGGTTTATCCCAGACATCTCCGCCTTTTGCGTAGACTTCTACATCATTGGGGTTATCTTTTCTGTGGATAACCCTTTTGGTAGGCATCTTTGTGGGCTTAATATCACCCATGCCACGACTGGCTCTCATGTTTAGCAGTACTTGGTTTTAGTACGACCACGCTGGGCGATACCATCAGCACGGCTAGATGTAGAACCACCCTTAGCCATTTTCTTAGGTGCGCCAGTACCGATTGGGTTACCAGCCATTTTTGGGTCCATAGCACGGGTGTGACCACGCTTTTGTACGCCATGCTCACCATGCTTCATGTTGGTGTTAGAGCCTTTTCCCACATCCATAGACATGGTACGAGGACCCATAGAACCGCCTTTGGCATAGCCTTTGGCTTCCATACGCTCTTCCTTAGCCAATTTATCCAATTGCTTGGATTGGCGCATCTCTTTTGCTTTGTCTTTCATATTACCTCCAGATTTTTCGGACATACCACCACGTTTCATTCCAGGCATAGCACCTGGAGCTGGCGCTGCACCAGCCATGGGGTTAACGGGAGCAACGGCTTGAGGTGTACGCATGGCACGAGCAGCCATCATAGCCATTGCTGGGTTTACGGGTTTGGTTTTAGCCATGGTTCCACCTTTTTTGAAATGTTTGCCTTTATCGGCCTTTGAAAATTCTTTCCCTACTGATTGAGGGACTCCCACTTTCTTGGCAAACGCAGCGTTGTGCGCCACGGCTTCCATGAAATTGTGTTGCTTTTTACTCGTGCTTGGCATCACCGCCCCGCTTGAATAAGTTGGTCAATCTTTGCTTCAAGGCGATTGAAGCGCTGGTCAATGTGGTCAGTAATTCGCTGAATTTCTGTTTGAGTAACGTAATCACGGGCTACCTCCTCACGGGTAATGTTTAGTAGGCGTTCAACACGCTTGATGTCTTCGCCTACATCTTTCATTTGGGCGAGCTTTTCCTTCATAAAGAATCCAAAGATTCCCATGAAGGCCGTAATAACGGATAAAGCAGCGTTCCAAAGTACCATTTCCATTATGTGTTTCCAGCATCCGCATTGTTCTTAATTAAAAGAATATGCAAGTCACCAGTCATCAAAACACCAGCCGTTGAAGTTGATACTCGCAGTTCAATATCTGTTTTTTCTTGATAAACAACTGGGCAATCAAAATGACGGTCAAAATTACCACCGCTAATCATACGAGCCGAGGCTTGAATGACTGGAACAGCGCCTTGGTAACTTACAAAGAAACCAGATACGTTGTAAGTTGTAGTTGCAGCAGAAGTAAATGTATAACTGGTTATGTAGGCTGTATAGCCAGCTGGAACCGTATATATAGATTGAGCCAAAGAGTTGTACTGCTGTGGCAAGATTCCATAGGTTGTCGCTGGAATACCTGATGTTGCAGAACCTGTGCCAATGTAAATAATTCCTGCAGCAGTTCCGCCAGAGCCAACAGTAACTACGTCTGCATCATTGATACGCAAAAAACTCTTGGTTGTGGCTACTTGAGTCTGACCATTTAACAATACTGTTTCGCTAATCTCGTTGTAGTTTGCATCCAAACCATAAATGATTATTGAACGTGCGCCTGTGCCAGCAGAAGTGTCGTTAGCGCTGCCACTAGATACCTGCATCAACGTAGCAGATGCTGGGTAAACATAAGCCGTAGGTGTTGCTGGGTTCCAAAGCGTAGTAACGCTAGTTTGCGTGTTATTGCAAATACCAAACTTAAATATGTAACGATGTCCGTAAACCAAGTTACGGGAAACGTGCAAATCAAACGGCTCTACCTTTGCTTGGCGAGTTATTGAGTTGACTACGTTGTTAGTAGCAAGGATGCCACTTGGACTTTGTGCCATGAATAATCTCCTTAAAGTTTAAAGATAGGGGCCGAAGCCCCTAGAGATTAATCAAAGTTACCGTATGGGTAAGTTGTCGCATTGCCAATATTCATATCTTGTTGTGTGTACTTCAAGGTAATGTTAATTTGGCCTGATGTTGGGGCAACCAAAGAAGTGTTAGTAATCTTCAGTGTAACAACAACTTGGGAGAACCATGTAGGCTGCTGTCCAGGTTGAATGTTTTGAACGTCTTGCAATGTGCCATTGGCGTTAACCAACTGTGAACCAACAAAGGTTGCAGTACCACGGGTAGCCGAGGTAATAGCAGCCATAGTTGCATACACGCCAGTAGCGGTAGCAAACTTGTTAGAAACATAAGGCTGAATGGAGTTAGCAGTCACAGTGCCGTCAGTTGGCAATAGACCAACATCAACCACCACATCAGTGATGTTTGAGCCTTGTGGAATTAAAAATGTTGCACCACGGTAAATAGTACCTGATGCATCAGCAGTAGGAGCTGAAGCAACAGTAGGACCATTAGTGCTGTACACGCCAGCTTGCGGGGTCCAAATGGTTGCTACGTTATTGGGAATGTTGTTTGAGTTAACAAACACTTGGCTTCCACCACCGTAATCGGTAGTGT